AATAGATTTAGTGGCGAGTCTATTATGCTTACACCTGCTGAGGCTATCAAGCATGACAGAATATTCATGAATGAATTAGCCGCAACATTAGAAGATAAACAGCTTGGCACAGGTGGTTCTAAACTATGGGAAAAAGTTAGAGAGGATATCAACTGGTTTAGAAAACATAATGCCGAGGCTTACATGGTTCTGTTAGACTAGTAGCTAGTAACGAGGGGGCTTCCTGCCCCCTCAATAGAGGTACCAACCCAATTCCAAAATTTCAAACTTGTAGCTTTATTAAAATATATATAAAAAAAAGGGGTCCCACTGCTTTTTGCTTTATGCCTTGATTTATGTATTCATACCCTGTAAATACTTATAAGGTTCCAAAATTAATCCAAAAAAATTTTGCAAAAAAAATTATGGAAGTAGATTTAGAAAAGATAAAAAAACTACCACCTGATGTAAGAAAAGAGTTCATGAGAACTTTTGTTAAGTTTTCTGAAAAGAAAAAAGAACACACAATCAAAAATGACTTTATGGCTTTTGTTAAACATGTTTGGCCAGAATTTGTTGAAGGTGCACATCACAAAAAAATTGCAGAAAAATTTAATCGAATTGCAAGAGGTGAAATAAAACGTGTTATTATTAATATGCCTCCTCGTCACACGAAATCAGAATTTAGTTCTTTCTTATTACCTGCCTGGATGATTGGTAGAAATCCTAAATTAAAAATTATTCAATCGACTCACACCACAGAACTTGCAGTAAGGTTTGGTCGTAAAGCTAAAACACTTATGGACACAGAAGAGTATAAACAGATATTTGACACTCGTCTCAGAGAAGACTCACAAGCCGCTGGTAAATGGGAAACCCAACAAGGTGGAGAATATTTTGCAGCAGGAGTTGGATCAGCGATTACTGGACGGGGTGCAGATCTACTTATCATTGATGACCCACACTCGGAGCAAGATGCTTTGAACGTTGAAGCATTGGAACGAGCTTACGAATGGTATACATCAGGACCTAGACAACGTTTGCAACCGGGTGGTACAATTGTTTTGGTCATGACAAGATGGAATACAAAAGACCTAACTGGTAAATTATTACAAGCACAATCAAAAGAGCCAAAGTCAGATCAGTGGGAAGTAATTGAGTTTCCCGCTATCATGCCTTCTGGTGAACCGGTGTGGCCAGAGTTTTGGAAAAAAGATGAACTACTTGGAGTGAAAGCTTCTTTGTCAATTGGTAAATGGAATGCGCAGTGGATGCAAAACCCAACTTCAGAAGAAGGAGCTTTGATCAAAAGAGAATGGTGGCAGAAATGGGAATCAGATTCACCCCCTCACTTACATCACGTTATACAATCTTACGACACTGCCTTTATGAAAAAAGAAACTGCTGACTACAGTGCTATTACAACTTGGGGAGTCTTTTATAAAAATGAAGATAGTGGTCCACAGTTAATATTATTAGATGCCATAAAAGAACGTTTGGAGTTTCCAGAACTCAGACGTGTCGCACTAGAGCAGTATAGATATTGGAATCCAGAAACAGTTATTATTGAATCTAAAGCTTCTGGTCTACCTTTAACTTATGAATTAAGGAAATTAGGGATTCCAGTAATTAACTTTACACCAAGCAAAGGAAATGATAAACATACTCGTGTTAACTCAGTCGCACCTCTTTTTGAAAGTGGATGCATATGGGCGCCCACAAATGAAGCTTTCGCGGAAGAGGTTATTGAGGAATGTGCAGCTTTTCCTTATGGGGATCATGACGACTTGGTTGATAGTATGACACAAGCTGTAATGAGATTTAGGCAAGGAGGATTCTTAGAGCATCCGGAAGACGCTGTAGATGAACCCTTACCGCAACCTAAAAAGGTTTATTACTGATGAGAAAATTATTAGAACTAATTGAAAAACTTTACGGCAAGACAGCCTTGTCAAAAACACTTGGCACAAGAACAAATGTTATCACTCTTTCTGATAACGAAACAAAAAGATTTATTAAAGACGAATTAAATATTGAAGCGGCATCAGATGCAGCGGCACTAGCTGCAAAGAACAGAGCAGAAAAATTAATCGCTGACATTCCTAAAATGAATGATCAAGAGATTTTAACTTTTACAAATAACTTACAAAGATTAGACAATAAATTAAATCCACCAAAAGCAGAGATGTTTGACATCACTACTAAGAAACCTATTTCTAAAGAAGGCATCGAGCAGCTAGAAACTGACTTCGGGCTACCGGAAGGAGTTGATGAAGGTTCTATCATGGGTAACTTAACAAGAGCTACACAAAGATTGAGAGAGCAATCAAAAAATGTACCCGGTATTCAACAAGGAGAAAAGTTACAAACAGGAGTAATGAGATCTGCAGTTAGATACAAAATGTTAGATGATTTAGAAAAAGGAATTTTAAAAGTATCGGAAGAGGAAGCAGCTATTATCAAAGGTGAAGCAAAAGGAGATCCGTTAGATTTATGGTTAGAAAATTATGGACCAGATGCAATGGAAGCTATTCAAGAAATGGAACCGGCTTTACGTAGAGGAACCACACCGAAAGATTTACTTTTAACAATTGAAAAAAATGTTGATGCAAGACCTTTAACGGAAGCAGAAAAATTAGAAATGAAAGCAAACACAAGAGAAGCTGGCAGAGTTATGCAAGAATATAAAGATAGAGTTAAAGGAGTAAGCAAAGAAGAATTAAAACAAAAAGATCCAGAAATGTATGATCTTTTATATGGTGAAGGTGACCCGGAAGAATTTGCTAAAGGTGGTAGAGTTGGTTTAAAAGGCGGAGGAGATGTTCCGATAATAACTCTTGACGATAAAATAGATGAGATGATTTCTTTCTATCAAGACTATTTAAAAAAAGGAGGTAAAATGGATTTCATAACTTTTTCAAGAAAATACATACCAGAAAATTTTGCTAAAGGTGGTAGAGTTGGTTATCAAGATGGAGGACCTACAAAAGACGAATATGGTATTATGAGTCTGCCTTCTGTTCCATCTAATCCAGATAGTGTTAATGATGATATTGATAGAGTTGCACAGTTAGTTGCGCAATCTTATAAAATGGGTCCAGAAGAACAAATGAATAATAAACAAATGGCTTATGATAGAATTGAAGAGATAGCAGAACAAATATCTTACGGTGGAAATATAGATGGTGTTAGAAGCAATTTGATAGATTATTTCAATAACAAAGTTCAAGAGTATCAAAGTATGATTCAAGAATTTTCAACAGGTGGCAGAGTTGGTTTTGCAGGTGGTGGAGCTAAAAAAGGAGCTGAAGGAATTGAATCGTTAATAGAAATGATTAATAAAAAATTTGGTAAAGGCACAATTAAAAAAGGTTCTGAAGTAGAAAGACCCGAAAGTGCAAAAGTAAAACAAATGATGGATGACTTTATGGAAAGAAATCCCGATCCAAACAAACAAATGACTGATGAAGAAATTGCTCAGTTTTTAGATGATTATGGTGTAGATCTAACAGAAGAATATATTACTGACTTTGATGGTACACTTCGTGATGCAATGAGAATTTTAAAAGAACAAAAAGATTATGAAGCTGCAATGTATAGAGATTATCAAGCTGGCAGATTAGATCCACAGCCAGGAGAAAAAGGTAGAAAAGAATTTTTAGAAAAGAAAATGGAAGAAATGGAAATGTCTGGTGAGAGTCAATTAATGACTAGAGATGAAATAGAAGAATTAGTTGGTTATGAACAAGAAGAAAAACTTTTAAAAGAAGTAGGTGTAGATAAGCCAATGAAAAATGAATTAGATGAAATGAAAGCTATTGCACCTAAAATGGCAGAACGTTTTGAATTAAAACAAAAGTATCCTGGTATTGATGATAACTTAATTACATTTATTGTTGACGACCCAGATCCACAAAGAAAAGCAGAAGTGCTTGCTACACTAGATCAAGCTTTTGAATTAATGAAAAGAGGAAAATCACCTGATGAAATTTTATCAATACTTAAAAATATAACAGACAGAACTAAACAAGCTTCAGGTGGCTTAAGTTACTTATCGGGGTTTTAAATGGACTTAGGCAAATATAAAAAGGCCATGCGTCCTAAGAAATACTTGGACGGTAATTTCGTTGTTTATGATCCGACGTTACCAGATCCTAGCGACGCGCAGCTAGAGACTAGAGACACATTTTCAATTGGTGGTGGAATCATTGAAGGAAATGATTTAGGAACGAGAGAAGGGTTTTCAGATTCAAGACTAAATGAAACAAAATTAGATGAACCTTATTTATTTTCATATGATACCCCAACTGGTGGTAAAAGGTATCAAGCTAAAGTTATGGGATCAGATTTTTCAAAAGCAATGCGAAGAGCTTTTCCTTATACTGAAGAAGGAAAACAACAAGCTTTAGAAGCTATAGCAGACCATCTTTCAAAATATAAAACAGGTTCTAAAATTAAAAAATTAAAAGAACCACCTGATCCAAAGAAACCTTGGAGATATAAAGCAGTTGATGGAACTAAATATTTTGCAACAGAAGCAGAGGCAGAAGCTTTTAAACAAAGTAGAATAGAAGGAGCTATTGCTAAACGAACTAAACTACCTCAAGAAGATTATAATAAAATTGTTGATAGAATTAAAAACGGAGAAACATTAGAAACCATTGCTTCTGATTATAATTTAAAAACACCTAATCCAATCAGAAAGTTATTGAGAAAAAATAAAGTTACTTATGGTCAATTAACACCTAATCCCTCTTCTTACACTCAAGATCCAGAGCTACAAAAAATAGTTATAGATAATTATAAAAAACTTTCTACTAAAAGTTTAGCTCAAAAATTGTTTCCAGAAGATAGTATAGAAAGTGCTATTCAGAAATATGGTAATATTAGAGATACTTTAAAAAAAGAAAATAAAATAAAAGTTAAACCTGGTTATACAGAAGAATTACAAGAAAGTTTTTCTAAAGAACCAAAAGATATTCAAGCGAAAAAAATAAGAGATAGAAGAAATAAATTAATTGAAGAAGTTTCTGATTTAGATATTGAAAGATATTTAAGAGAAGGAAAAATGAATGAAGGACTAGATCAAGCTCATAGACTTAGTTTAAAACAAGTTAAAAAAACAAATGAATTATATAATGTTATGAATTTAGGAATTGAGTCCCCTGATATAAATAGAGAAGTTATTCAATCTTTTGAAGATAAGTTAACTAAATTATATGATAAACAAAATAAATTAGTTAAGGATGCAAGAAAATATAACAAAGTTCCAATAGAAATTTCAAATCAATTATCTGATTTGAATAAACAAATATCAGATGTAGTTGCAATGACGGACGGCAGATTACAAGGAATACATATAGATGAGTTTACCTTAAAACCAAAAGTAACAGGTGTAAATTATATTAATACTCTCGGTATGGGTTTAATTGATAAAGATGTTAAAGATCTATCTCAAGCAGATATTGATCTAGCAAAAGCTCAAATGCCCTATCAGATTGAAAATGAAAAAGCTAGAATGGAATCAGATAAATTAAAGCTTGAACAAAAGTTACAAGAGAATCCAGGAATGGTTGAATCACTTAAAAATAGTGGATTTAGATGTAAAAAAGAAGTTGGAGGTAAAGTTGATTTAGAGTGTCTAGCAAATGATGTGTTTAAAGAACAAGAGAAATTAAAAACAGGAACAGATTTACAGAAAAAATCTGCAGCAAATAAATTTAAAAACGCAGCTAAAAATATTTCTAAAACTGCAGGTAAAGCAAGAGCAGGTACCCTAGCTGCATTAGGAGGCCCTATTGGTCTTGCAATAGAAGGTGGTATTGAAGGACTGTTAGTTGGTTGGGATATGTTAATTAATGATAAACCTTTTAAAGAAGCTTGGGCAGATAATACAATTTTCTTAGGAGGAATGTTTAGTTCTAAATCTGGTGAAGATATGAGACAAGAAATAATTGTTGGTGATGATCCTTTAGCTCAAGAATATTACAACGCAAAACAAAAATTAGATCAGTATGATAAATTACAAAAAAATTATCAAAATTCAATTGGTACAGATTTTGAAGAACAACAATATATTAAATTTAAAAATTACGAAGAATCTATTAAAGATGAAATACCTGAACTTATAAAAGTATTAAAACCAGGCACTGAGCAGCAACAAGCTTACATGAAAAGCGAGCTAGAATTTAGAAAGAAAAGAGCAGGAGCTAAATATGATAAAGCTTTAGGTATGTCAGAGGATGATCCATTATCAGAAGGAGATCCATATGCAACAGAGCAAGCTAAACAAAGAGAATTGTCTGAAGTTGAAGAAGAAGTAAGAGGACAGTACGGAAAAACATTTGAAGATTTTAAAAAAGAATTTGGTCCATTAATTTATGATCAAGTTTCAAAATATTATGGACAAGAAATAAAACCTGGAATGTATGTTGAGTATGATAAAAAAATAGATGATATATTGTCAAAACGATACGAAGAGGATCTTCCTTTCTTTAAAGAAAATATAAATACTGAAGAATCATTTCCTTTCTATGCAGCGTATGCAGGAGGAGGACGAGTAGGATTCAAAGATGGTGGAAGCGGAATGACAAGAAGAGGATTCTTAAAAGTAATAGGAGCACTAGCATCTTCTATCGCTGCAGCTAAAAGTGGTTTTGTTAAATTTGCAGGTAAGGAAGCAACAAAGGAAGTTGTTACAACTGCACCTATTTCTGGAAAACCAGAATGGTTTGATGCAGTTGTTAATAAAGTTATAAAAGAAGGAGCAGATCTTACAAAACAATTTGCAACTAAGGAAAGAGAAATTATTCACGTTCAAAAATTAGGAGAACAGGAAGGAGCTAGAGTTGTTAGAGATTTAGAAACAGGTGCAATTAGATTAGATTATGATTCACCAACAAATATGGGTCAAGACACAATATCTTTTACTTATAAACCGGGATATACTCAAGAAGACGGAACTAAAGTAGGTCCATACTTTCAAGCTTCAGAAGCAGAACCTAGAGGAATTAGAATGGGCCCAGATGATTATGATATAGAGTTTGATGGGGAGAATGTTGTAGACGCAATTGAAGATTTAAACTCTGATGTTTCTACTTTAAAGCAATACGGAACCGGTAAATTAGATGAAAAAGATTTAAAGGTAAGAAAAATTAAAAATGAAAAAGTAGCTAAAATTAATGAGGATCAAGTTGAGCAAGCAAATTATTTAGAAAATAAATATGGAATGACTGCAGATGATGCTAATGATTATGATTTAAATTATCAGGATTATTCTGATTATGACTAATACACCATATAAATATGGGAAGAAGAGTGGCCCACCACCAAAATCAGGTCCCAACCCACAAGGCTTGAATTTATTATATAATACTGTTAAAACAGTCAAACAATCTGGAGAAAAAAATAATGGCAGATATAGACAAGGCTCTACCAAATATAAAAGTACAACCTGAAGAAACAACGGAAGATTTAGCCGTTGAAATGTCAGAAGAAATAGAACAGGTAAAACCTGGTGAAGCTGAAATTACGGAATTAGAAGATGGATCAGTTGATGTTAATTTTGATCCTGATGCATTAAAACAATCAGAAGCAGCAGACTTCAATGCAAACTTAGCTGACTTTGTAGATGAAAGAGAGTTAGGTTATTTATCTTCTACACTTTATCAAAATTATCAAGACTATAAAAGTTCTAGAAAAGATTGGGAAAAATCTTATACTCAAGGATTAGAACTATTAGGATTTAAATATGAAAACAGGACGGAACCTTTCGCCGGTGCTTCGGGTGCCACTCATCCGGTGCTTGCTGAAGCAGTTACTCAGTTTCAGGCGTTGGCTTATAAAGAGTTACTCCCAGCCACTGGACCAGTAAGAACACAAATTATTGGAGTACAAACTCCAGAAAAAACTCAACAGTCTAATCGTGTAAAAGATTTCATGAACTATCAGTTGATGGATCAAATGAAAGAATACGAACCGGAGTTTGATCAAATGTTATTTTATTTACCTCTTGCAGGTTCAGCATTTAAAAAAGTTTACTATGATGATTTATTGGAAAGAGCGGTATCAAAGTTCGTTCCAGCAGATGATTTAATTGTTCCGTACACAGCTACCTCATTAGATGATGCGGAAGCAATTATTCATCGAATTAAAATTTCTGAAAACGAATTAAGAAAACAACAAGTGGCAGGTTTCTATAGAGATGTAGAATTAAAAGC